CGACTCTGCCAGCAGCGCAACACCCTGACGGGCGACATAGCGCGACATGAACTGCATCCCATCGGGACCGGCCTTGCCCGACTTATACCCGTCGTTCGGCTTGACGCAGTGGATGAACTCGAACATGTCGTTCGCTTTCGCATCTCCCGCAGCCTTGATGCCTCTCGGGAGCTTGTCAGCCCAGCCCGGCACCTGCATCGCCTGCCGCGCCGTCAACTGGAAGCAGCGGTACACCGTGTCCACCCGACCCGTATGGTCGAGGTCGATGACGATCTCGGAGAGCGGGATGGCGCGGTACCGCAAGGTCACGCCTGGGATCTCGTCGATGAACAGCGTCGAGGTGCCGAACGCACCGAGGCTCATGTAGCACTCGAACACCTGCGAGGCGAAGTTGGCGGTCGGCGCATACCGCTGCCGGAACAGGATGTCTCGCAGGGAATCGCACCACCGCTGCACCGCCACATTCTCATCGAGCTCGGGGATGCCGGTATGCAATCCGTGCCACATCTGCGTTGCTGGTGTCAGCATCGAGTCCATCGCGGCAGAGAATCGGGGCAAGGCTCGCTGCGCCGTCGAGTCGAATATCTTCTCCGACCGCTTCTCGCCCGGTGTGCGCTGGCCGGTCATCTCGGCCATGGACGGCCAGACGCGCTCGGCAACTTCCTGCCAATGGGACTCCCATGTGCCACGAGCGCCCTTGAGCCGGTCGTAGCCTTGCAGGACGTCTTGTGCGCGTGAGTCCATCGTCACTCCCAAAGCAGGAAGTAGCCGTTCTCGAGCGCGAGATTGTCTCCGTTCTCGGCTACGAGGTTGCCAACAGGCTGGTCATCGCCCGTCCCGTCACGCCGCAGCGTCCGGTCGGCGGTGCGCTCCTGACTTCGCGGCCATGTGCGCATCAGAAGTTCGGGCTCGGGATGCGCAACGCCATGGCATAGACAGCGGTCGCGGTGGCGATGTTGCAGCGAATCTCACCCGCACCCAGCTCGAAGATGCCACCGCCAGCAGCCGTCAGGGTCGTATCGACGCCGACATCCTGCGCGGTGCCGTTCGGCCCCTTGCACTGGAGCTTGACCGTGCCGCCACCGAAGGTCGCCTCAACACGGAACTCGCCACGACCACCCGGCCATGCGAACCACGCGCCAGTCGCGCTGGCGTTCGATACGAGAACAATGCCTGTTGCCATGTCTATCTCCGATTAGGCCGCTACGGCCTTGATGACTGCGAACGTGATGACAGGCGTATCGGTCCCGGCTGATGGGACCGTGCCATTGTCGATGTTGCCGACCGAGATGGTGCATTGACCGGCGCTGACCGCGACCACCTGGACGTTGTAGTACTTGGCCGTCCCAGCCGTCAGGCCGGACTTGATGCTCGTCACCACCACGTCACCGGCCTCGATGGCGCTGTTCGTCAGCACGAACTGGTCAGCCTCGTGACCGGAGATCGACGCAGCAAAGAGCGTGATTTGCCCGCAGATGGCGTTCAACGTCACGCCGGTTGTGCGTGAGGTCGCCTGCGTGACCGCACCACCCGCGCCGGTCGCGTACCCCACGCCGCCAGAGGCCGAGGTCGAGCGAATGGAACTCGCCGCCGTCACCGCACCAGCCTTGGTCACTTGGAACCGGGCAGCACCGCCGACGAGCAGGTTGAGCAGGAACGACCCTGCGGCAGAAGCCGTGTCGGTGACATCGAGCTTGATGGCCGAGAAGGTCGTTGCGACGTTGTTCCAGACGTTCACCAAGTCCCCGACCGCAGCACCGGCCAGCGCCTTTGCGGTGACCTTCTTGGTCTCGCCTGCGCCAACATCGACGATCGGCAAGACATCGACCGGCGAGTCGAGGTCACCCTGCGCTAGCGAGCTGAACTGCGTGATCTTCTTCGTCGCCATTACATGCCGCCGCCCAGCAGTCGGGTCGTAGCGACGCCGCCCATCTGCTGGGTCTCAGGCGTGGACATCATTGTGGCAGCACGCCCGCGCCGCCGACGCAGCCGGGTGGACTCAATCTCGCGCTGCTTTGCCACATCGATCTCGGGAGCAGGCGGGGGCGGCTCGATCTTCGGCATCTTGGGCTTGAACAGACCGGACATGACGCACCTCGTGGCAGACTTTGGCGCGAGTCTAGCCGAACACTGAGTAATCTGCTACAGCCACCCCCGGACCAGCCCGCCGCACCGTCCCACGGAACGGTCTACGACCCTTGGCGAGATACCGCAGAGCATCGGCGTAGTGACTCGTCCAGTCGTGGAGTGGCCTGTCCTTGAACCGCTGCAGCCGGTCGTCGTATTCGCGCCGGTACTGCCGGACGGCATCCATCGCCCGGGTCATGCGAGCCGCTGCGTCCTCGGCAGTCTCGCCGGGGAACGGGTCGGGAGCCTTGTTCCACTCGACCACCGGCAGCATCTGGCGCACCGCCTGGATGCCATCGTCCACCGAGTCAGCCTCAAGCACCCGAGGCTTGAGCCCATATCCCGCCGCTGTTTCGAGCCGGGACTTGCCAGACCCCCACTCCTTCACCGCCCCGTCGTGCGGCCAGATGTGATCGGCATACACATAGTCCATGGCGAGGAGCTTCTTCGCGTACCACTCGAGCCCGACGCCGGAGCCTTCCAGCACGTTGATGATGCGCACCTTGTGGCCGACGAGCTGGTAGAACCAGATGACCGTCGAATCGCCGATGCCGATGTCCCATGCCGTCCCGACCGGCTGGCCGACGATATGCGGGAACTCGCCAGATCTGCCGCCCTGCTCCGCCTTGAGGATGGCATCGCCGTAGTACGCACCGGGAATGTCGGCATCGAAGTCGCAGTAATACTCCTGCCGGATGATGGCCTCGGCTTCCTTCTCACCGCGCTCGACCCGCAGCTCCTTGCGCTCTCGGTCGATGATGTCCTTCGAGATCGCCTTGGTGTCCTCGACCGTCAGCACCTGCCCGAACCACGCAGGGTCCTTCCGGGCGTAGTCCACCAGACGGGCAAAGTGGTTCCGGCCACGAGGGGTGCTGATGAATATCGCCCAGCCGCCGTTCTCCGCAAGGATGGGACGCAGGAACGCCCAAGCATTCGGGTCGGCGAGCGCGTACTCGGAGAACACCACCCCCATGGGCGGGGAACCGATCAGGCTGTTGTAGTTGTCCGAGCCCACGACCTGCCAAGTCGAGCCGTTCTTGAACCGGATGAACATGTCCTGTTCGCGGGTCGATTCTCGAAGCTCGGGCGGGAATGCAGCGTCGATGCGCCGCCGCCCGGTATGCGGGTCCACCGCATCCCAGATAGCCTTACGGGACTGGTTCGCCTGGGGAAGCATGTGCCAGATGCCGCCCACCCGCTGCATGGCCGACACAGCAGCCCAGTGAAGGCTCAGGTCATCCTTCCCCGATCTTCGGTGCCAAGAAAGGGCCAACCGCTTGCAGCCGCCCTCGAGCGCGGCCCACGCCGGCATCTGGTATGGGCGCGGTCGCCAGCCATTAGCCGGCAGCGTTACTGTCGGCATCCGTCATCCGCACGACATTGACCGTCAGGCCGACGTTACCCGAGTGCTCGACCTCGGCCTTGTCCCCGTACCGCTTGGGCAGGAACTTGGAGGCAAACCACTTGCGGGCGTCGAGCTCGACCCGCGCTTGCTGGGCATCGATGACCCCGTTCCGCATGTCCTCGATGACCTGCTCGGCCTTCTCGACCTGATCCTGAGCGAGTGCTTCCAATGCGCGCGCGTAATTGTCACCAGCCGTGACCTTCAACGCCGCTGCTCGGAAGGTTGCCCGATTGATGCCGACCTGTAGACAGGCGGCGTTCTCCGACATGCCGTCCTCGACGAGCGCGAGGACTGCCTTGACCTGTTCTGCTCTGTCCGGCATCACTTCGCCATCAGCTTGCGTGCTGCCATTCCCTTACCGGCGCTCTTGGCTGCCTTGCGAGCCGTGCTCATGGCGATCGCCACGGCTTGCTTCTGCGGGCGACCGGCGCGGACTTCGGCTGAGATGTTGCGCGAGATGGTCTTCTGGCTGTATCCCTTCTTGAGCGGCATGGTCACTTCCCCTTGTTGCGGTTGCTGATCGCCCGGGCCTTCGCCCTAGCGTCTTCCTTCGAGTTCGCACCCCATGCCTTCAGGGCGAGGGCGAGGCGTGTCGGCTTGCCGTCCTTCCCGACCATCGGGCCGGGAGCGTTGCCCATCCGGGCAAGGAAACTGGCGCGTCTCGGGTTGTCCCCTGACTTGACCGGGGCCTTGAGGTTCATCCCCTCGGCCTTGGCAGAGCGGCGACCGGCCTCGTTCAGACCGCCCTTCGGGTTCTGCCCTGCCTTGCGCTGCCATGCGGCGGTCTTCATACGAGGTTCACGTCTCTCGGCTCCTGCGGTCTACCACCCGGGCCACCCGGTACCGGCGTAGGTGTCGGGCCACCGAGTCCAGCAGCGGCGACACCGGCGGTAGCCCTCGGCGAAAGTCTTGGCACCCTGCCGACGGCTCCTCCCAGAATTGCACCACCTCTCCGGCGACGAAAGCCGAACAGATCCTCGCCTTCCTGGTCGCCGTTATCTCCGAGCAGCTGCGCCTTCACTTCCGCTTGAGCGCGGTCTTGATGGATTCGCGAAACGCTTTCGCAGTCGGCGCACCCTTGCTGCCGGGCTTGCGCATCTTCTCGCCGCTACCGGCCTTGATGCGCTCGCGTTTAGCGTTGATGTTTGCGTATAAACCGGGACCAGGCATCTCGTTACCTCACGCTGCTTCGGGCAGTTTCGGCTTGCGCCGGACCTTCGCGCCACGCACGAACTCGACCTCGACCTTCGGCGGGGGCGGCGGCTCACAGTCGGGACACCGCACCCACCCGCCAGACCAATCGGCCACCCAGCCGCTGCTGTTGCAGTTGAGGCAAGGCTTCCGCTCAGTCTCGGTCATGCCCCAAGTCTAACCCCCCGGCTACCGCTGCGGCAACTCGCCACGGATCAGCGGCAGGGCGTCCTCGAGGCGCATCACCACGAGCCACCCCTTCCCGTCACCCCGGCAGGCCACCACCGGGATGTCGCCGGGGCCAGACGCACGGACGGCCTGCTCGACCCATTCGTGGACCGCGATGCCCTTCCTGCGTTTGACCTCCCACCGGAACTGGCCGGTCGTGATGTCGTCCCCGCCGTCACGGGCCTGCCCAATGTTGCGCCTGACCAC